CCCAAGTGTGTGGCAAACTTTCATCTCCTGATAAATCTACATAAGTATAAGAAAATTCATAGTCTCCAGCTTCCCATCCTCCACCACCAGAGCTATCTTCTACGTCATAAATAACTTCAAACTCACCAGCTACATTTAAAACAGTAGGGTCAGAAAAAGAAGCAGCATCACTTATATTTGCTCTACTATCTGCTGTAGATGCTACTGCACCATCATAAAGCCATTTTGCAGTATTTGTACCAAATCTAATTGTATCTATAAACCTTAATGAAGTTCTTGCAAAATAAGCTATATCAAATCCTTCTAAGTGACTAGCATCTGCTATATACAACGCTCCATCTACATAATAAAATACTGGCTCATAATAGTTGGATAAACTGTTACTAGTAGTTCTAGTAAAGTCTCCAGTTGAATTGAAACTTCTTGTGAAAAAGTTAAGACTACCTACAGAGCTTACTGTCTCATGAGATATGATTACTTCTTTAGGAACACTTTGATAATCAAATTTTGTACCAGAAGTTCTAGTTATGTCATATTGAGTGTTAAAAGAAAATGTTCTATTTGAACGTATTTCAATTTCTTCTGCACTCGCTATTTTTGTTGTTCCAGAATTAGAACTTGTTATTAATCCAGCATTAGACAAAACTGCATTGTTAACACTTTGAACCTGATTGGGTGCAATATCCCTAGGAGAGGACTTGGTATTAAGTCCTCCACTAAAATCATTTAATTGTAATGACCTTCTAGGCATCTATTAACACCCACATCCACATTCACAGTTCATATTCTCTCCTTATTTTAGGGCTTTTTTAACTTCAGCCCAAATTTCATCGTCTAATTTATTGTCTGACTTCTTGATGAAATAATCACCAAGTTTTAATAACACAGCTTTTAAGATTTTTTCACTTAATAAACTTGTTAATAATTTACTGATTACAACGTTCATGTTATCTCCTTTACCATTTTACTTTATCTGCCCAATATGCAGCAGACATCTTTCCTTTGGCAATATTTCTTCCATGTCTTGCCTTGAAACTTTTTCTTCTTGCTTTTTGTTTTGCAGATTCACCTTTTTTAGGCTTTCCTGCAGTCTTAACACCTTGTTGACCAAAGCGTATAGTTTTAATCTTACTTCCTTCTTTGGCTACAACAATATGAGATTTTTTAGGGTGTTTAGGTGTACGTTTAGGTTTATTAAAACCAGAAACACCAGCTCTTGCTAACCTTGGGTCTCTTTTACTTTTAGTGCTTTTATTTTTTGCTGGCATTATTTTTTAATTTCCATTCTAATGTTATTTAAGATTTCATCTTCTCTAAATTTCATAGATAAATCAGCTTCAAATCTTTTTACTTCTTTTCCATACTCAAAAATAATAATAGTAGGTACTACTTTAATGTTCCAATCTTTTTGTATAACTGCACCTATTTTTTTATTAGATATATCTACATATCCAGTATAGCAGTTTTCTAATTTTTCTAATGGTATTTTGTTTGCCCAATTCCAAGATGCATTTACTTCTATAACTGCACAAAACTCATTCTTCGTTAATTGAATATCTTCAAAACTATCTAAGTTGACTGATTGTGAGTGTAACCAAGATAGCGACGAGAATAAAATTAATACCAAGTATGATATAAATCTGTTGTTCATCTGTAAACCTCATTAATTATTATTCATTTTCAGTAGAGTATCGTTAATACTTCTTGTGTCTTCTTTAATATCATCTACTTTATCTTCTAATTTTTCTACTTTTTCTTCAGTATTTAAAATAGAGTTACGAATCATTTGGTCTTTTAAATCGTACTCTGTTCTACTGATTGGAGGCTCTGGTAATTGTTTAGCTTCTTCAATTTCAGCTTGTAAATTAAACCATAAACCAACAATCATAAATATTGTAACACTAATACTGATAAGTGTTTCAACACTTAATGTAAATTTGCTGTCTTTACCTATCTCCATTTTATCCCCTTTATCTCATATCAGCTGGAACAATACCTCTTGTACCACCTGTTTTATCATTCTTTTTCATACCAAATTTTCTTAGCCCTTCTTTATAATTAAGTAGACATTGTTGTGC